GTTAAATATAAAATGAAATACCTAGTTACTGGTGGTGCTGGTTTTATTGGATCAAACCTTGTTGATAAGTTAATTAGTCTTGGTCATGATGTTATTTGTATTGATAATGAGTCTGCAGAATGTCATGAGCAATTCTATTGGAATGATAAAGCACAAAACTATAAATATGATATTTGTGATTACGATTTAATTGCACCACTTTTTAATGGTGTTGATTGTGTTTTTCATGTTGCATCTGATGCAAGAATACAGCCAGCAATATTAAATCCTAAAAAATCTATTCAGGCAAATGCAGTGGGAACGGCAAACGTGCTTGAACTTTGTAGGGTTAATAAAGTAGAAAGATTTGTTTATTCAAGTACATCCTCTGCTTATGGTAAAAAGGCTTTGCTTCCTAATCAAGAAACACAAACACCTGATCCATTAACTCCATACTCTGCTGCCAAAGTTTTTGGTGAAAATCTTGCAAGAGTTTATCATAATCTTTATGGATTAAAGACCATTTCTCTTAGATATTTTAATGTTTATGGAGACAGACAACCATTAAAAGGTCAATATGCACCAGTAATTGGTTTATTCTTAAAACAAAAAAAAGAGAGCAAACCATTAACAGTTGTTGGAAATGGATCTCAACGTAGGGATTTTACCCATATATCAGATGTTGTACGTGCAAATATTCTTGCTTCTTATGTAGAAAATGGTTTTGGTGAAATGTATAACATTGGTTATGGAAGCAACTATTCTATACTTGATATTGCCAATATGATCTCAAATGATATTAAATTTATCCCGCCAAGAATTGGTGAAGTGCAAGAAACTCTTGCGTCTAATGCCAAGTTTAAAGATTTAACTGGATGGATGCCAAAAGTATCATTAATAGAATGGTTACAGAAATGAAATATGTAGCACTAGTGCCCTATACAGTTCAGTCAATAATGGATGAGTTTATGGCAACATGTAAACTTGAAAATGTTCTAAAGGTTGATAACACTATAAATAATATTGGAGCAATGGCAAGTCACAATCTTGGCGTTGACAAAATGTATGAAACTGAATCTGAATGGCTTATTATCATTAGTCCAGCAATTCGTTTTGGCAATCCTGGTGGTTTAGATTTTATAGAAAAACTTAAAAGTACTAAATATAAAATTGTAGAAAGTCTGGGGGTGTTTGGATGGCACCTAATTGCTTTTCATAAAGATGTAATAGATAAAGTTGGAAAATGGGATACTAACTTTACTCCATATGGATATGACGATCTTGATTTTAGCATTAGAATTCAAAAAGCATTTCCATATGCATTTTCAGATGATGAAAAATTTGTTGTTAATGCTGAGAAAGTTTTTCTTTGGACAAAAGAATTGGTTGATGTAAAAGATACAATAATGTCTCACAGCCTGAAGTTAAACAAAATTAATACAGATAATTCACATCATAGAGAATACTATGAAAGAAAATGGGGCAAAGTTCCTGGAACAGGAGAACATCTCCTTAACACATATGAACACCCATTTAATAATCCAGAAAATGATATAACATATTTTTCTAATGACTATTACAATGAGTGGATAGAAAAAGAATCAATAAAAGATGATTTAAATTTTAAAGAAACATCAGTTATTTGCACAACATGTGGTAATACTTTTAAATATAAATCAACATACGCTGAGGGTAGTGTTGATAATAAAATAGAAATAAATACATGTGGGGTATGTAATCCAGAAATTATAAAGTATAATAAAATAAGGGGGATAAAATGACAGAGATGGTTAAAGCCATTATTAACGGTGAATTTGAAATAACACTACCAAAGCATCGTGCCAACAGACCTGAGTGGTACACAGAAAAAGGATGGGAAAAAAAAAGATTGCAATCAATGCATAGCAATCTTGGACCTGGCGATGTAATCTATTATGTTGGTGGAGAAGAAGGGGAGATGGTTGCGCTTTGTCAAATATGGGGAGCAGAGACTGTAGTATTTGAACCAAATCCAAAGGTTTGGTCTCACTATCCATTAATTTGGAAGGAAAATAATTTAAAAAATCCAACAGTTTGCATTCCTGGATTTGCTTCAGACAAAAACAATAACCTTACACGTATTTATTATAATGAGTTTCCACCAGAATCAAATTTAGAAATTGAAGCAGCACATGGATTTAAAGAACTATACCTTGAAGGAGATACCTATGGTCAAATTACCATAGATTCCTGTGTATATGATCATGGGATTAAGCCTCCTACGGCAATTTCTTTAGACGTAGAAGGCAGCGAAGGACGTGTTTTAAGGGGCGCAGAAGGCGTTTTAAAGGAGTTTAAGCCTAAGATCTGGTTATCTGGTCATCCAGAATTTATGATGCAACAATGGAATGAATACTTATATGATTTAAGATTTTGGTTGTGGGGGCTTGGATATAAAGAAACATTGCTTGACTATCAACATGAAGTACACTTATATTATGAATCAATCTAAAATATTTTGGGATAATGCTGCAGCGGATCCAGATGTAAGATATAAATATATTGCAGATGAGTGGGCATCTACTGAAACATTTTTAAATCTTATAGAAAATAATAATGACTCTTGGAGTAATGTTTTAGAAATTGGATGTGGAATAGGAAGACTTTTGGTTCCTTTGGCAGACAAATATAGCAACTGTAACTTTTACGCAATAGATATCTCAGATGAAATGATAAACCTTGCACCTAAAAGAGATAATATAAGGTATCAGGAACTTGCAGACAATCTTGATTTTGTATACTCAATGTTAGTCTTTCAGCATATTGAACACCAAGAAAAAATTAATTATATAAAACTTGCTTATGAAAAATTAAAGGTTGGTGGAAATTTATTCTTTCAGTTTGTTATTGGAGAAGAGAACTCTCCATACTCTTATCAAACATCCAAGTCTGAGATTGATAATATATTAAAAGAAATAGGATTTAAAAACTTAATCTTTACAAAACATATGCATCCGCAATGGATGTTTGTTAGGTCTACAAAATGATTAATGCATATCTTTACTCAGTTAAACAAGAAGATTGTGCTGCTGATAAATGGGATTATGGATTATTAAAAGAATTTTTTAATAAAAATAATATTAAGCCAGAAAAAGTAACAACTTTGCCCAATAAAGATAGAGCCTTTATTGTTATTCCTGGACCACAGAATATAGATTATGAAGATCAAATATCTGAAGAGTTAAGTAAGATAGGCAGGGTAGTTTTATTTATTACTGGAGATGAGAGTGCTACATTTAAAGTTGATAAAATAAAACATAATAATATTGAAATTTGGATTCAATACCCGCATAGAAAACACTCACAATATAATAAGTTGGCACTAGGTGTTCCGCAACATTTATCAAATAATTTACCACAGTATCAAGACAAATCGTATGACGTATCTTTTGCTGGACAAATAACTCATCAAAGAAGACAAGAATTATCAAAAGCAATGCCAACAATTGCAAATTCTTTTTATGAACCTACAGAAGGCTTTGCCCAAGGACTTAATCCTAAATCTTATTATGATAAAATGTTTATTAGTAAAATTATTCCATGCCCTAGTGGACAAGTAGTAATAGATTCTTTTAGATTTTACGAAACAATAGAAATGCTATGCTTACCAATTGCAGACAATATTGATTCTAAAGGAAATACAATGAATTATTATAACTTTCTTTTTGAAGAAGAAGTGCCAGTTAAAACTATTGATAATTGGAATTTATTACAAACCCTAGTTCCTGAATTATTAAGTGATTATCCTAACAATATGCATCAAATTGTTTGTTGGTGGATTAAATATAAAAGAAATCTTTTTATTGAGTTAATGAGGCAAATAAATGCATAAAAGAGATATAACAATTGTCATGGCTACATCTGTAATTACAGATCATCCAAGCACAAAAATGATAGACCAAACCATTAGTGATATTCGTGTTCATTTTCCAGACAACGAAATTATTATGCAAATAGATGGTCTTAGGGAAGAACAAAAAAATCGTAAAAAAGATTACGATGAATATAAAAATCGCATTTTGTGGAAGTGTTTACATGAAGATAAAAACATATTACCATTTATATTTAAAGAGCATAGTCATCAAACCAACATGATGCGTCAAACAATTACTGAAATTAAAACACCATTATTACTTTATGTTGAAGGCGATGCTCCTTTAACTCCAGATACGCCAATAGACTGGGATAAATGTTTAGATATGTTTGAATATAATAAAGCAAATACTATTCGTTTTCATTTTGAATCATTTATACCAAAAGATCACGAACACCTTATGTTTGGTTTAGAGGATGGTTTTATGAAAACTATGCAATGGAGTCAGAGACCACACCTAAGTAGAAAAAAATATTATAGAGATATTGTTCTTCCAAGATGCAAGGATAAATTTTTTATAGAAGATACTTTTCATGGAGCAATTCAAGATGATATATCTCCATATGGGGAGTTTAGTCAAGAAGGTTGGGATATGCACAAACTCTGGATTTACCATCCTGAAGGTAATATTAAGCGTTCTTATCATTTAGATGGTCGTCAGGGTACCCGTAAATTTACGGTAGATGATGAAGTTTGGGGATATAAAGAATGAGGTTGGGTATCATAGCAAGATCAGACAATACTGGCCTTGGTAATCAGACTAGAGAGTTAGTTAATATGTTAAATCCTGACAAGATTCTTTTAATTGATTCTACTCCGTTTAATAAAAACAAACAACATCCAGAATGGTATGAAAAATATAATTGCATAAAGAGTCATGGTTTTCCATCTTCGCAACACATTAAAGTATTTTTAAATGATATAGATGTTGTATTAAGTTGTGAAACATTTTATGATCAAAATTTTATAAAATATGCAGATAAACGAGGAGTTAAAACAATTCTTCAGTATAACTATGAGTTATTTGGTCATTTATCAAATCCTAACTTACCATTACCAACAGTTTTACTATCACCAAGTATTTGGGAAATTGATACTATAAAAAGAATGTTTGGAAATAAAACTAAAGTAATACATCTTCCGCCACCAACAAATGAAGAATTATTTTATAAAATAAAAGAAAATAACTTATCTAAATCTCACAACAAAATATTGCACATTGCTGGTAAAAAAGCGGCAAAGGATAGGAATGGCACTAATACTGTTATTGATATGCTCAAATATTCAAAAGAAAACTATCAGTTAGTAATTAAAAGTCAAAGTGAAATAGAAACAGCAGCAAAAGATCCTAGACTTACAATTGAGATTGGAAATCCGAGTCATAGGGAAGATATGTACAATGGTTTTGATGCTATGGTTTTACCAAGAAGATATGCAGGATTATGTTTACCAATGAATGAGGCTTTGCTAAGTGCTCTCCCAGTTTTTATGACAAACGTATCTCCCAATAACCATATACTACCTTCAGATTGGCTAATTAAAAGTGATTCAATAGGAACAATTAAAACTAAGGTTAGGATTGATTTATTTGAAGCAGATCCAAGAATATTGGCTAAAAAGATAGATGACTATATTATTTTAAAAGATAAAGAGAGTTATAAAAAACAAGCCTATGAAATAGGAATAAATAATTTTTCACCAAATGTATTGAAACAACAATACTTAGAACTTATTTCTCAAATTTAGTTTTTTGTTTAAAGTTAACTTTAAGTATTTTATCATAAATAATATTAAAAGAACTATCTGCGCTAGACAAATATGTATGTTGATCTATATTTAAATTATAAGATTTAAAAACTAATGGCCCTTTTGTGTAAACTTTAACATCTTGCATTTCTTTTCCTTCAACATTAAAGATATTTCCATACATAGATCTCCATAAAAACTTATCCTCATATTGCAAAACCTCTTTTAGTTTTTCTTTTTCCATAATCATTGGAACATGTAATTCATAATCTAGTGGATCTGTAATTCCAAGTCCTATAATTTTTTTATAAGTTGCTACAAGTTTTCTAGTATAATTAGAGTTACCATTAATTTTTTGATAAAGATTTATTTTATTTAAAAGATAGCCACCGTGATACGTTTCTATATTATTTATTTTTTTAATAATATAAAAATCATCATTCATTAAAACAAAAGATTCAGATATTTCTGAAGAAGAGCAAATTTTTTTTAAATTTTCTGCAGCATTTTTATATTTTGTGTGTACTTGATTTACTTCAATATAATTTCCAACATACCAATCTGGCTTACCACCAACAACCCATATGCTTGAATCTGGAAAACTTTCAACAACTGATCTAATAGAATACTTTAGTTCTTCGTTGGACCCATCTTTACAAATATATACAAAATCCACTATTCCCCCATTGTAAAAATAAAAGGGGCAAGTTTTTATGTTTGCCCCCTTTATTAAAAAATAAACTACTTTTTCTTAGCAGCCTTTTTCTTTGGTGCACTCTTAACTGGAACGATTTTTCCAAGAGCATCTGAGATGGCTCCTGTATCTGGCAATACGCCAAACGCTTTATCGTTAGGATTAAGTGCTCTCAATGCAACGGGCGCTAAAGCAGCAACTAGTGCAGCCCAAAGATCTTTAGGATCTGTTACGCCAGCCATGTAGAGTGCAATTACTGAACCCAAAACGGATCTTCCGTATGAGGCTAGCATTGCCTTTGTTTTATCATTTAGTAAGTTATTCATTATTCCTCCTAGGATATAATTCGTGTTAATGTTGTAAAACCAATCCATAGACCAATAATTCCTGCGACTCCCGCAAAAACTGGTGGTGCTGGTACTGGCAATTTGAATGCAGCAAACACGACTCCGCATCCAAAACCTGTTATTGTTGATAGTAAAACGTCTTTCATTGTAAAACTTTCTCCTTTATTTTGTATGTTTCTTTTAATTCTACATATTGTTTAATAAATGGAACTATAACATGCACCTCTTCTGCAGGAACAGAGTTTATTAGTAAATGATTTATTCCATCTTGTTCAAGCATTTCAATAAATTCATTAAAACTTTCGTGAGTAAAATATTCTACATCATTTAAAACTTGTGAAACCTCTCCCTTTTTCCAAATAGGTTTTAGAGCATAATTTGTTAATAGATCAAGTTCCTCTTTAGTTTTTCTAATAATTGGAGTCATTGCTATCATAACTTCGGTATTTTTTATATCAAGTTTGATTGGTGAAGATGGTCTATCAGACCAAAAACCACGTTTGTATACATTGTAAGGAAGTATTATTTTATTTTTATATTCTTTCGCTGTATTTAAAATATAACTATTTGTCGCTGATACATAAAAATCTAACAACTTTTTATTTTTTCTATTTTCTGACATCTCGTTTAATGTTTTAATAAAATCAATCATATACTTTGATCTATCAATTGGATCTGATTTATCATTTACACCAGAAACTATTCCACCAACATTTGATTCATGATCTTTTATATATCCTGTTATAAAATTTATTTGAAGTCTATCTTCCATTATTTCATTTATTGAATCATGAATTGTATAAAGATATTGAGGGGATATTGTGTGCGGTCTGATTGCAACCAAATATTTAATTTTTTCTTCAGGCTTGATATCTTTTGCAGTTCTTACAAACATGTCTCCCTGAGTTGCATCATATGTAAACATTACACCAGAAAAATGATTTTTGTCTAAAGTAGATGCTTTTTCTAAACTATAGTTGTTGGTAAAGTGACCACCAAAATAATAAAATTTCATCTTTTTGTTTCGTAGTCTTCTGGTAAAAACTTTTTTAAGTCTTTATAAGCAATAGATATTTTTTTCATATCTTCATGCAATGGGTGCCCCTCTGACAGTGTGCTAAATTCTGAAAAATAGTTTATGCTTGGATCAACATCTTCAATAAATTTATTTAAACCTTTTTGAACATCTTCAATATAAGCAAAAGCCCAATCTCTTGAATCAGATAAAAATTTAATAAAATTTTCTTTATGTATTGTATCGTCAGATAAATGTTCATTGTTTTTTGCTTGAAGAGAAATTTGTTCTAATGCTTTATTTTTTATAAAAAGTTGTGACAATAGCAAATTACATTTTTTTAATTTATCAAAGGTAGACCAATAGGCTAATCCAAATGAAAATGTAAGTATGGCAAAAAATATAACAAATATCATTTCCATACTATCTATTGTACTCCATTCCTGATAGCGTGAGTTGCCCAATAGTATAAACATTTATCACAACATGGCTTGTTATTATTATTTTTAATATCATTATAAAACTCAGCATAGTAAATAGGATCTTTACGATACAGATTAGCCCTATGAGTAATGTTAATACGATCTATATGGGGGTTAGATGGCGTAGCCCAGAAAGGCTTCTGAGTACCCCAAATTTCGCTGCAAACAGCCTCTAGAGCCTCTATATTAGACTCATTCTTGTCTGTCTTAATACCCCTTGCTTTAGCCTCTTTAATCATGGCTTTAGCGTATGTCTTAAGTGAATGCTCTGCATTTTTCCACATCAATACTGCTGGATGATTACGCCATGCTCCAGAAGGAGATTTGCCAGAGAGTACTTTCAATATTTGATAGGCTTCTAATATCTGTTTATTTAATCTCTTATTATCTAATATTTCTGCACACCTATTGTAGTCTTTATATGGTAAAAAGGTTTGCATTATTTTACTGCTTCTCTAGTAACCAAAACAATTGCCCCATTCATTTCTAAAGCCTTTTTTACTTGAACTACATACTGCAATGCCTGTATCTTTTCATCATGAAACATTTTTATAAACTTTCTTTCATCTAATTTTATCGTAAGAAAGTGATCATTGTCAATAATTTCAACGTTAAATCCTTTTGGTGCAACTATAGAGTGAAATGCTTTACGCATATCGTTTGTATACATTTTATTTTTCCATAGTCAAAGATTCCCAGGTATTAGCCCAATGGGATTTTGTTTTATGATTGTTAAACTCTCTAGATATATCTCCACCTTCTAGATATATTCCACCCCAAACGCCCCATTCTTTACTGGAAACGCCTACTGCAAAACAGGTTTTTTTAACTGGACAAGATGCACAAATAGAATCAACTATTGGTCTTACTGCTACATCATCCTCATACTTGTCAAAAAATAAATTATTGTCAAGTCCTAAGCACGAAGACTCATCTTTCCACAAATGCTGCTTCAAGATTAATCCTTATACTTATTTGGTATATCCCAGCCATTACGATTAGGCTTGTATACTTTATGTAGATACCATTTATCATTTACTCTAATTCCAATAGGAGAGATTTTTGCCACATTTGATTCTTTTAAATCAATAACATTCCAGCCATCCCACATTAAATTTGCGTTTTTCTTTACAATTTTTTCCATTGTGTTTAAACTTCTAATAACCATATTTTTCTCCTAATATTGAAAAAGGCCAACGTCAATGTTGTTTGCCTCTGCATTTAAAACTAACTTTGATTTTAGTTGTTTTGGACGACTTAAAAAAACAAAGTAGTTTACTTGTTTGATATTTTCATTTAACCATTGAGGTGCAGTATTATAAAACTTAATCTTGCGACCTCTTGCTTTCATTCCACGTTCAGATAAGTTAGCAAACTCTGAAACAAAACTATTTACTCTTACAGGACCAACAGAGTAGATAATAAATTCGTTATCTCCATCTTTCATTTCAGATAGGGCAACGCTCATAGCACGTAAAAATACGTTATAGTCGTTAAATTCCCTGGTCCCCTGTACTGCCACTATCATTTAGTTCTACCCCTTGTTTTAAGTCATCAAGTATAGATAACATTTTAGTTAGTTCTTCTTTTGTCATATTTTCAAAATCTAATGGCTTTACAGTATCTTCATCTACTCTGCCATTAATAGCAGTAGCACTGTAAAAAACATTATCTAATGTCCAATATGCTTTTCCTTCAGTTATTATTACCCTTAACATATTTTTTTGAATATGTTTTTGAGACTGAGTAATAATTTTTGGCTTATCAAATTTTTGTTTTGGAAGAACATCCTTAATCATTTCATAAACATCACTTTGTCTATGTTTATTTTTTTTCAAGAATGTTATTCTTTTTTTATTTGATACTTTAATTATAGACCAAGAAACAAACAATGTCAAGCCTATAAGTAATAAATATTCCATATTTTACTACTTCCTTAGATCAAATGCAGTTCCTTGCCAAACCTTTTCTACTTGCTTTTTTTCTCTTTCTACAATTGCACGACTCCATGAAAAACCTGCATCTCCACCCCAAGCATCCCACATAATTCTTCCATTAGATGGAAACTCTGGGCCACTATAAAATCCCTTCCCCTTTTTATCTACTTCATGACGAGAAAAAAATGAATACATTCTTTTAACAGTACTAAGAGACATTGCTCTACCAGCAACTATATCTGTTGCTCTACCCCAGCCTACTGGAGTTCCAGCACCTGTTGCTTTACCGTCTTCTTTCCATTTTAAAGCACGACGAGCAGCAGCCTTCATACCAGCATTAGGAGTGTATGTATCAGCCATTTTTCTTATCCCTTTTTTGTTGCTTGGCAATACGCTTTTCTTTAAGATTCATCTTTGGCTCTTTTTTTGTATTAGCATTGCCTTTTTGTTCTTTATTTGCCATTGGTTACTCCTACCTTTGCCTTTGTGTGCGGACCAAGATCTGCTTTTACAGTTCCGTCTTTTCTTAAACGAACAATTCTGCCATTCTTAATTTGTAAAGAATTAAAAGCGTTGTTTTTAAAATAAGAACCTGAAGATCTATTAGCCATTATTTTTCAAACCTTAAAGGATTAAATGATCCATCCCAAATACTTTTTGTTGTAGATTGTGATTCTGACTTGTACGTGCCACCACGACGTTTGTATTCTTGAACTACCCATGAATTAGCAACTGCAGATGGGTAAACATCAAATTTATCTTTTGCTGCTTGCACTACTGTTGCATATAACTTTGGATTAGATGGTGTTGATCCACCTCTACGAGGTTTAATAAACTCGCCATAGTTTGGTTCTTTTGCTTTTTCCATTTCATCATCCATATCTTGTGATTTTCCAACAGGAACACAGTTGGGAACCATACGGCCATTTTTATCTTTCATGCCACGTTGTTCATATCCAACCCAGCATTTCTTTTCCATATTATCCCACTTATCTTCTTCTTCATTATCTGAAGAATATGATTTACTAATTTTTTCATTTAATTTTTCAACTTGAACATTATACATTTCTATTAAAGTTTTAGGGTCTGCTGTTGATGGAATTCCAGATCCATTAGAACCCATTTCAACTACAAGATCTACTGATACAGATAGTGATTCAATTTTAATAACTTCAGACATGCGGTGATAAGAAACATAAGGTTTTTCTTTCCAGGCGCCATCTTCTTCTTCATATTCACGAACAATAACTGGCTTATCATTTTCCATGTATTCCATAGAGTATTCTGATCCTGGTAATCCAAGTAATCCTGGATTAGTCATTACATATTCAACACGACCAACCATATTTTTATCATCTTCGCCCATATACATTACGAAGTCGCCTTCTTTAATTTCATTCATATTTTTTCCTATATTCCCTTCGGAACGATTAATTGCATAAATTTGTGCTGCTGCTTCGCCACGAGTTTGATGACAACCCATAACTTCATTTGTACCTTCTTTTAAAGCGGGATAGCCTGAACAACCAAACGACCCTTTAGCACCTATACGATATGGCATCTTAGTATTATATCAGGTTTTAGGCCTATTGTAGGGTTTTGGCCTAGTAAGACGCTTAAGTTCTTCTATGGCCCATATTTCATTCTTGTTTAATTTTGCCATTTCAGACTTATCAAATGACTTTTCTGTAAGTGTAACTACTGGATCTTTTGATAAAAAATCTATGTCTACATATCCTCTTTCCCACAAAAACAGTATTTCAGCATTAACGCTGTTTAAATGGTCATGATATAACTCTGGCATTAATTCTTTTATTTTTGGAGTAAAAGAATATAGCAATGAACCATCTTCAGAATCAACCCCTACCACCTCAAGTCCACCATCAAGTATTAACTTTTCAATGATTTCGTTTTCTTCGGATGCCATTATTTCTCCATCTGGATTAAATATTCTTTTAAGTATTTTTTTCATGATTAATAAATTTAATTAAATCTTCTTTTGTTTGTGCTCCAGTTATACGATTAATTTCTTTTTTATTTTCAAATAATATAAAAGTTGGAACTGACTTTACTTCAAATCTTTTAACAAGTAGTTGTTCGTAATCAGCATCTATCATTTGAAATTGAAATCCTTCTTTTTTTAAATCTTCAACAATAGGACGAACCTTTTTACAAGGTCCACACCAATCTGCTGTAAAATAAAATACAGTTTTCATTTGCCAGACTTTGCTCTAGCCTTTTTTAATGCTTCAAAATCTTTAATTTTAGTTTCTCCAAGGTATCCCCAAGCATAGCCATCATTAATCATCTTATCGTTTAATGACTCTGTGTCGCCATTTACATATATCCAACCAAGGATACGACCATATTTTTCTGACGAGTTCATTTTTTCAGTTTTAATTACAACGGATTTAGCATCTTTAAGATATTTTTTTAAATAGTCTTTAGATTCAAGACCTAAAGCCTTTTCAACTTTATCAGTTGTGCGTGACTCTGGGGTATCAATACCAGCCAAACGTACACGAGATGCAAACATAACATCAAAACCTAAATCAATAACAACATCAATAGTATCTCCATCAACAACATTCTTCACTTCTTTTACAAAATACTCATACATTAGTTTGAACTCCCAATCGTTTTATTTTCTATTAATTTTTCACGCTCATCAATGACCTCTAACATAAAACTCATCATTTTTTGATATGAATCTGAATTATTCATTATTTTATTGTAGTGATGACTACAAAACATTAGACTTCCAGACACTCCTTTAACGTTTACCATTGCTTGTGCCTGACATGTATCACAACGATCATTTGCATCTAATAAATATTTTTTTGCAACTACACTTGGATGATCTTTAACAATGCTACTCATAGTAATATTATACATCTACTTTCTGTTATCAGTTGAATAAAATCCAGTACCGTTAAAAATTGCGCTTACATTAGAGTATACACGAACTAACGGCTTATTGCAAGTTTCACACTGATATCCTGGATCATTACTACTTATAGATCTTTCCTTAACTACTCTAGTACCACAAGGCATACAATCATATTCGTACAGTGCCATAACTATCTATCTCTCCTTTCGTGTAAAAAACATATTATATTAACCCTATCTCCATCAATAACCTCTTCTACCTCATGAGGTATATCTTCTGATCCAACAAAAGCAATTAATGTTCCTGGGTCTGGCTTTATTGTTAACTCTTGTTTTGGGAATACCACGTTTCCTCCAGAATAAGAATTTGTTAAATATAATATAACTGAGTAATCTTTGGAGTGTTTTTCATCATAGTTGTCAACGTGTAATGAATTTTTGCCACCACTTTTCATATGGCTATAAAAATATGATTTTAACATAAGATTTTTATTAAATAAGTTTGATGCAGTTTTTTCAATGTTAGTGAGTAGTCCTGTAAAAATATCAATTCCTATATTTATATCTTTATCTGGATACCTATTAGATACTTTTTGAAGACCACTAATGTCAAAACTTTCGTGTTCTCCCTTTCCGCTTCCAAGGCTAGCAAATATTCCAGGTTGATCGGACTCAACTAAATGGTTACCAGAAAATGTTGAAACCAAAAGGTCGCATGTTTCTGAAAATAAAAAATCTTTAATATAAAATATTTTATTTTTTAAAACCTGTACCTCTTTATTTAATTCCATCCATTCTCCTAATTCTAAAAGCAGTTTTTATAGTCATGCTTAGGACTAAAATGTTGTTAATTACAACATATCTATTATATACTAATCGTTACTTTTTGGCAACTTTGATTACAATATCCTTTGGTTTCTTATCCTCTGGAACAATGCGATCAATATCAATATGTAACATACCATCTTTCATTTCAGCACCAGTTACTTCCATATATTCACCAAGAGCAAAAGTACGAGTAAACTTTCTACCAGCAATGCCTTTATGAACAATTTCTGCATCTGTTACTTCAACAATTTCTCCTTTAATGATTAATGTTCCATTATCTACTGACACATTAATATCATCTTTAGAGAACCCAGCAACGGCTAAAGACAACTTGTATGTGTCTTCGTCTAATTTAAGAATGTCGTATGGCGGATATGCCTGACGAGTTGCTAGATTATGTACTGTATTTAAACGGTCCAACTCACGGTTGAAACCAATAAAAAATGGATCCTTAAAAAGATCCAATGCAAATGAACTTACCATTTTATATCTCCTTTTCAGCGAGTTTCATTTTTGTACCCCCTTTTGGCAGGTACAAATATATTATATCAGATTAGGACAGTATAGGAAAATTATATTGTTTTTGCCATTTTTCTATGTCTAACTTATCATTTAATAATGGCTGTCCTTTAATATTTAAACTAGTATTAAGTAATACTGGAACTCCAGTAAGTGCGTGCCAATTAGATAAAACGGCATAAAGTCCAGGGTGCTGATTTTTATTTATTGTTTGTACTCTAGACGTACCATCTTTATGAACCACCGATGGTATTTTTTCTGGTTGTAAGCATTTAACTGCATATTGCATATAAGGAGAGTCAAAATCCATATCAAACCATTTATCTGCATATTCTTCTAATACTACTGGGGCAAAAGGCCTAAACATTTCTCTTTGTTTAATAAGATTAACTTTGTCTTTAATATCTGGGTCTCTAGGATCTGCCAATATGCTTCTGTTTCCTAATGCTCTTGGTCCGTACTCTGCTCTACCAGATGCAACTGCAACTACCTTATCTCTGATTAGATTAGTTATTATTTCATTTATTGGATATTCCCCACCTAAATTATGTCCAAGATATGGAGTTTTCCATTCAATATGTTTTCCATATAGTGCTGCTGCTGCACCTAAAGATGATCCAGCATCTCCTGGGTTTGGCATAATCCAAACATCATCAAATATATCCCATAGCATAGTATTAGCAGAGCAGTTTAGTGCACAACCACCCATAAAAACTAATTCAGTTTTTCCAGTAATGGTTCTTGCCATTTTCATGAATTCCATAAGTCTAAGTTCATATACTTTTTGAACTGCTGCAGCAATATCAAACTTATCCTGTTCTGTTACCCAGCCCCAGTCAGTAATGCCTTTGTGAAAATTATATTTTTGTTTGTTGTGCTCTGGAAAATAATCTCTTACTTTATTGTAATATTTGTTTGCATCCCCATAGGCTGCCATACCCATAAAAATATATTCTTCTTCGTTTGGTTTTAAGCCAACTAATTGTGTAAATGCAGAATAAAATAATCCAAAACTAACAGGATAGTTTTGTTTATATTTTAATTTAATTTTATTTCCTTCTCCAACCCAAATAGTAGAAGTATTGTATTCACCAATTGAATCAAGAACAACAATAACCGCATCATTAAAACTACTAGTATAGTAGCCTGCTGCTGCATGTGAATAATGATGTTTAAAATATTTTACTGGAAGGCTTATTGGAATTTTTGGTTTCCAGTCTCCAGCCCCGCCTTTTAAAATAAGCCTAGATCTTTTTAGTTGTGGTTTTTCATAATACGCAATATGTGTTGGTATTGCATAACTTAATGCATCTATAATAATTTTATCATTGTTATACCAGTCGTTTTTTTGCTTACTATATCTTTCGGCATGTCCAGCAAATAATATTTGGCCATCTTTAATTAAAGATACTGATGCATCATGTGATGTTTCATTAATTCCTAATATAATCATTAGTATATAAAATCATTTCTTTTTTTATTTTTTTTAATTTTTTTTAATAATATAAATATGGTATAAAAAAATATTTTCACTTTATTGTTTATCCATTCTCTTTAAATACTCTTTATAAAAAACATCTGCAACATGTTGATTAATATGAATTCCAAAATGGCCCTTTTGTTTTTTATTATGATTACAATCTGAAGCATGATTAAATAATGGATGACTTGATAATTCCTGATGGCATCTTAATGTATATTGATTTTCAGGATCATCAAATCCTTTACACATTGGGGAATCCACAAATATATTTTTTATGCTTACAAAATTATTCAATAGTTCTGGTATCTCTAAGTTAAGATACTCTTCAATCTCATTATCATTATGTAAGGTCCAGATTAAATCAATGCCGTTTGTTTTACAATATTGTTCTAAAATTTGAATAAAAATAAAACTATAAAATATTGTAACTTCTAGCGGAATTACACTTTCTGGATTATGTGGTATCTTAGAATATTTATCTATTTTATTTTGATTGCCTTCAAGAATTATTTTTTGTATGATTGGAAGATTTCTTCCATCATCGTAAGATCCATCTTTACTTATTTTTCCAAAAATATTTGGAATATAGGGCAGTTCCATTCTTCCGTATGGGAAAAAACCAACAATGGTTTTAGGATTACCAAATTCTTTAAAATATTCAAATGCTTTACGTATTTGGCCTTGTATACTATCGCCTGGTTGTGCTAAATTATGACTTTTTTTATTAACTTTGTTAGAAAAAATTTTTGACCAAATAAATTCTTCTGGTAAGCCACTACCAAATGTATGAGAACAACCCAAAATTAAAACTTCTTCTTTATTGATAAAATTCTCACCTCTATAACCATATTTATTTAAATTATAAAATACTGGATAATTAATATCGCCTGAATGAGTTGTGTTTGATTCTGTTTCTATGTCATCATATTGAAGAATAGAAGATTCTTTTAAATTTCTAACAAATAATTGTTTAAATAGGGTTAGTTTTTTTTCTTTATCTGTGCTCATCATATCCCCATTGTATAATTAATTTTTATTTAAAAACTAAATATTTTTATTTTATATTAGTTTAAAAATGTTATGCACTTTGTAAAATATTATTAAACACAGGATTTACTGGAGATTTATTTCCTGCAATTAATTTTTCTATTTCACTACATATTAGTGCATACTCTTCATTAAACACTTCCATGGTTCTTCCTTCACCCATTGCTGCAGGAGTTCCATTTTCTATCATTGTTTCTTTAAGGGTTTTTTCTATATCATAATTTAGTGTTGTGCATGTAAAATGTTTTACAACATATCCATCTCTGTCTACTAAATATTTTTCATAATTTCCACCCATAAAAGCACCGTTATAAAATCCTGTGTTTAGCCAAGGAGACAAGTATCCACCTTCTGGTGTCTTATCCTTGATCATTCCTGAACGATTCATTTCTGATAATGATATCATTTGTCTTGCAATTTCTTGATATAGTTCGTGAGGTGGTAAATTATTTTTACCCAAACCATTTACACCTTGAGGTAAATCATTTCCTAACTGTTCATTAAGATTTGGATTAGGATTAGATCCTACCATTTCTGAATATTGAAATGTAGTTTTATAAACTTCTTCTCCATATGCCTTTGAATCTAGGCCACATGTGATACCTTGTGACCATCTGCCCTTAGTAACTCCTGGTCCGCAATAATCATTTGTTGGAATAGCAACTATTTGAAAGTCTTCGCCATTATATTTATCTTGAAGCCATTGAAGAACTTCCATTTGATTTGCATTTCCACAACCAACAGTTGTATTAACAACCATTGTAACTTTTCCTTTAAATTGGGATAAATGATTTTCTTTACCCTCAGCAGATTTTAGCGGTATGTTATATAATGATTTCATAAACAAAGTATATCATATTTTTGAATAATAACCTTTGCGTCCCCAACGGGATTTGAACCCGTGTTAACGCCGTGAAAGGGCGACGTCCTAGGCCACTAGACGATGGGGACAATATTAGACTGAATTTTTTACATACAGTGCAACATTTTTATAAAAATCTGATTCATTAATTTTAAAATATTTTAATAATGTATCATTAAAGTTCTTAGACTTAGAGTATTCAATTAGAAATTCATCAACAATCTTTCCTTCATATAGATCATACATAGATTCAACGGCTAGCATTCCCATGCTGTAGCCAGCACCATTTTTAAAACAATAATTGCTATCAGAGTTAATCTGATTATAAGCATTTATCCAATCTTCTACAGTAAAAGTTTTATAATTGGGAAACATTCTTTGGATATCACGTATTTGTCCTTGTCTAAAAGAATCCATATTTGTAGTCCTTGAAGACATTGCCATTCCTAAAGCATTTGCTTGTCCCTCAATTACCCAACAATTAAGGTTTGAATTAGTCCAAGACATCATCTGATACATGTGTGCCGATTCATGATCTGCAATTATTGCATCATTAGATCCCCATATAGAAGATGATCCTACTATCATATAAAATATTGGTGAATTTGGATTTGCATTTCCATATGCACAAACAGTAATATTAGATATTTTGCACTTTCCACTTTCCCACCACTGTAGGTTAGGTCTATCAATTTCAGATGATTTTTGTATCCACCAATCTTTTTCTGTTTCATCTAAAAAAACCCAAGTTATTTTTTTGTCAACTGGCATTGGAAAAAAATTTACAGATTTTTCATAGTTAGATACAATTTCATTAACTCTTGACTTATTAACCTTTGGACTAGTAATCACAGTCATTTTAAAGTATTCAGGGCTAGGGTTAAAAGAACCTAAAATATTTTGATAAATCTTTGTGACTTTTTCTGATTGCGTCGTGTTAACTGGAATGAATTCGCTCTGTGTTGATTTTGTTAAAGGTTTTGAATTTGATTTAACTATCCATTTATATCCAGCATTATAGTAACCATCGCCATACGCAGTACAAACTAAAACTTTTTTATTAGAAAGTTTTATGGTTTTATTTAAATTTGATTTTGAGCAAGATTTATTTGTAAGTTGATATTGCTGAATATTTTTCTTTTCAACTACTGTTGGTGCCTGAGTTGGTGATAATAAAGAGACAGCCGTTACTACAGATACACAAACTACGCACATTTGTTTTACCCCTTAGTTATTTACTAGTTTAATTACTACCTGACAAGGATCTCCGCCCTCTTCCCACTCTTGGGCTTCTTCATCACTCATAAAAGGATCTCCTTCGTGAGTGTTACAAAACGGTTCTGTTACCCATCCCCGCTCAATTCCATTAGTTAGCCAAATCTCAAACTCATCAAGATTTGATGCTTCACTTTGAATATCTCTTAATATGTCGTCAAAATTTGCCATGTATTAAGTATACTGCTAAATGCTTACCACGTCAATTGGACCCATACATGATGGACTAAATTTAATAGCAGAGTTAACTGCTCCTACAACTCTTTTACGTGGATCTTTAGATTTTTCGGTAGCATTTAAATATCCATAAGCATATTCGGCACCAGACCCCATTGCTAAATAATCTAAATTATATTTAGATAAAGACATATCAACTGCATTATGTTCATATATTTGTCCTTTAACACAAATTATTAAACCAAGATCAGCCTCTTTGCCAGTATCAACCCACCAGTCATTATAAAAATTTTTAAGTTGTTTAATAAACTTAGTTTGCATGAACTTATCTAGATCTTTAATATCTGGGACATATGGATTAAAATTGTATCTGATTCGTTCTCCATCTAAGGCACCAGCATATCCAAGTAAATATGGACCAAGTTTCCAAACCTTTGGTGCTGTTAAAGCAAGGATTGTATTATCATCAGATGCACCACGATCTCCAGCCATGTACACTTTATTTTCATGACGGACTACAGCCAAAACGGTCATACTAGATCCCCTTAGAATATACCCTTTAAGTATAGCAAATAATTATTGCTTGGTCAAACACCTTTATTTAGTAACTTTATAGCCTTCTGAGGTTAATAGGTCTATAGCAGCCTGTATTTTTGGATCTACCTTGGCAGATTTAGACGCTGATCCGCTAGACGGCTTTGAGGTAGTATTAGTAGATTTGCCAAATTTAGGTCTACCAAACCCTACAATAGAAACCATAATATTTTTCTTATTTTTCTTATAAGCACGAAGTTTTTTACAAACTTCTCCACCATTACGTTGGCTACCTTTAGGGTCTCCAGATGTATTGCCTTCTACACACCATACAGTACCGTCGCCATTATCGGCAACAACAATACCTACGTGAGATATTCTGTCTACCCCATCAGATGGAAAATCAAAATATGCAACATCTCCTGGTTCTGGATCTGCTACATCTCCATCAATCCATTGTCCAGCCTTCTTAAATGCTGCTGCACCACCTGGAGTATAAACAGTATTAGGAATTTTCACTCCTGCTTCGTTTGCACACCAGTTAACAAAAGAGCCACACCAAGGTTGAAAGTCTGCTTTAGTAAACTTGCCATACTTAGTTTCATTATCTTTTGGACCCTCTACGGTGCCAATTTCTGCAGTAGCAATTTCAATAAATTTTTCTGCTGATGACATAATTATTTTTTATCCCAATCAGTATCTACTGGCTGTTCTTCTGGCATTGCACCGTCTGGTTTAGATAATCTACGTGCCTTAGCATCGTCAATTTCTGCTTCTAATTTTTTATCTGCCATTGTATTTTTGGCATCAACTTCCTTGTTTGCAATCTGTGCTGCCATAACATCTTTAGCACCAGATGAACCAATTAATAAACCAGCAAGTGTTCCTGTAATGAATGTTGCTACGCTTCCAAGAACATTAAAAAACATTTTATCGTTTTCTGATTGTCCTGTAATTGGTTGTGTAACAAATATTAATGCATACATAATTCCTGTTGCTGTTATAAATAAAATAGATCCTAATGTGATTCCTAG